GAGGCAATCTCAAAAAACTCCTAGAGGACACTGAACTGCTCTTGATCTGTCGGATTGCGGACAGGTTGGGCAAAAGCATTGAAGAAGTTATGAACTTCAGTGTCCTAGAATTGAGCACGTGGAGCGCCTATTATAAATGGGAGTATGATCTGGAGAAAAAAAGATCAGACTCTATGAGTACCAAAAGAAGAAGATAAATGGCACAAGAATATCTTGATATTATAGGTAGAGATAAAGCAACACCTGTTATAGATAAAATTGGCAGAAGTTTAGGCACTCTAGCTAAATTTGCAGGAGTAGCATTTGGAACCAGAGAAATATTTCAGGCCGTAGGTGCCTATCAGGATTTTAGCAATAAAATTAAAAATGCTACCAATGCATCTCAAGATTTTGCAAGAACACAAAATCAAGTGTTTCAAATTGCCACACAGAATGGCAGATCATTGGCAGAAACTGCCAACTTATACAGTGCCTTACAGTTGGTCACACAAGACGCGGGTTTTGCTGGCAATGAATTTAATAATTTTATTAAAACTATTAATAACAGTTTAAAAATCAACAACACCTCCACACAAGACGCTGCTGCACTCACAGATAATTTAAGCAAAGCATTTGTGAAAGGCACTATTGATGGCAGAGATTTCACACAATTATTAAACGCCAACAGAAATGTGGTAGAAAGACTTGCTGCGGCCACAGGCAAAAGCATTCCTGAATTAGCAAAAATTGCCAGAGACACTGGCATTCCTGTGCAAGCACTTACACTGGCATTGCAGGCCACAGAAGAAAGTGCTGAAAAATTAGCACAAACCACTGATCTTAAATTAAGCAGTGCTCTAACCATTGCAGGCAACAACGCTACTAAATTTTTTGGAGAATTAGACAAGGCCACTGGCGTGACCACACTATTGGGCAAGGCCATTATTTTAGTCAGCGACAATTTAGGTGTGTTAATAACTGGATTTGGCACTTTCTTTGCGCTGGTCACTGTGGTAAGATTGACAGCAATAACCAGGGCAATGAATTTGTTCATGGCATCACTGATACCTGGTGGTGCAGTTATAAGAGGTGTAATTTTAGGAGTTACAGCATTGGCCTCTGGTCTTGCGTTTCTTTTGCCAAAATTAAAAGGTTCTGCTGAAAGTGCAGTGGATGCAGCAGATGGATTCATGAGTGCTGATGACAGCATGAATCAGTATGGTAATACTATTGATTTAATTAAAGAAAAACAAGAAAAATTAAATTTAGTTACCAATACAAAGTTGGCAGCTGAGGCCAAAGCAGCGTTAGAAATAGAAAGATATAAAAAATTTGAAGAATTTTACGACAAGCAAGTACAGAGCTTGGTGTTGGATGAACAAGGAAAATTATTTGCAGAAGCAAGATTGGCCATAGGCAAAAATGAAGTTTTAAATGCGCAGGAGCTGTTAAGAATTAAGGAACTGCAAAATATAGCAGATCTAAAAAAAGCACAAGGGGCATTGCCGGGCATTATTTCTGAAACAGGCGGAGCATTTAATCAAGGCAGTGCAGAAGAAAAAGCATTTCAAGAAAAAATAGCAAATTTAGAAATTTTAAGAAAGCTTGACGCTGATAATGAAGCAGCTCATTATCAAAGAATTCTTATACTCACAGAAGAATATAACATTAAAAAAAGATTAAGTCAACAAAAAAGTATAGCAGACATGGCCAAGGATGCTTTGGCAGGCAATATGAGTAGAGAAAAATTGGCCAATTTGGACAGTGACACGCAGATTGCAGTGGGCAAAGCTATGTTTGGTGAATTGTTAGGTGAAGCAAGCAAATACAGTGAAAAAGCATTCAAAGCTAACAAAGCACTGGCATTGGCCAATGCCGTCGTAAAAGGTTACGAAGCAATAACCTCTGCTTATGCACAGGGTGCTATCATAGGTGGTCCCGTATTAGGAGCAATTTTTGCAGCATTGACCGCAATAGCAGTGAAGGGACAAATTAATGCCATTCGCAACACACAATACACAGGTGCTAGACGTCAGGGTGGATTGGTGGGAGAGAATCAATCATACCTGGTGGGAGAATCTGGTCCAGAAATGTTCACTCCTAATTCATCAGGCAGAATCACTCCCAATGATCAAATGGGTCAAGGTGTCACTGTGAATTTCAACATCTCCACAGTGGATGCAGATGGATTTGATCAAATTCTAATCAATCGCAGAAGCACCATAGTGGGCATAATTAATGAAGCAACCAACAAACGCGGCAGAGTAGGAGCTACACAATAATGGCCAACATAGGCGATTTAACCACATACTACGTGAATCAAACACCACAAATCACTGTGACCAATTCACCCACGTTGGGCATCACTGCTGTGAACTTTGCACAACAAACACAAACCAAGATCACACAAACTGCCAGTGGTAGAACAATTCGTGCCAGCAATGCTACCACACTGTGGGGTGGCACACTGCAGTTTTCTCCAGACACACAAGATCAATACAAAAAACTTAAAGCATTCCTGTCCACCACCAGAGGACCTCTTAACGAATTCAATGTGGTGATACCTGGAGTGAGTCAATTCAACGGTGTGGTGAATGGATCACCCACACCCACTTTCACAGTGAACGGTGCCACTGCTGCTGGCGCTACCACAGTGTCAGTGAACGCCACCACAGTGGGAGTGATCAACGGCACCAAATGGGAACCTGGCATGGTGATTAGATTTGCCAGTCACACCAAAGTGTACATGGTGACCAATGCTGCAGGTGTGCTTTGGACCAGCAACGGCAATCAAAATGTTACCATAGAACCACCATTAGTGAGTGCCATCACCAACAGCAGCGTGATCACATATGACGCTGTGCCTTTCACTGTGATTGCCATTAATGATTTGCAAGAATATGCCTACACCAATGATGGATTGGTGTCACATAGATTAGACATACAAGAGGTAATATAATGACGCGCAGTTTATCCGTCAAGCAGAACACATATCTCGCAGGCAACACTTTGATCAGTGTGGTGTTGCTGGACATTTCAATGCCAGACAACACCACTACCAGATACACAGATGCTCCTTTCAACGTGTCTTTTAATTCAAACACCTACACAGCACAGGGCGAGTTCTTAAGCATCAGTGAAACAGAAGAGAATGCTGACTTGCAAATTGTCAGTGTGACCCTGCAGATCAGTGCATTGACTTTGGCCAATGTGACTGCTTTTGCTGTGAGCGATATTATAAATCAACCTGTCACTGTGAGAAGAGCGTTTTTAAACATCAGCAACAATCAATTGATAGGCGACTCTGCGGGTGACAATGCTGTGATCATATTCAAAGGCAGGATCAGCGCTTACCAGGTTACCAACGCTAGAGACACAGCTAACATTTCATTAGAAATCAGCAGTCAATTTATTAATTTTGACAAAAAAGCTGGCAGAAAAACCAACATAGGCAGCATGCAGATTGAGCATGCAGATGATTTCAGCATGGAGTTCAGTGCTACCACGCTGAAAGATATCAAATGGGGCAAAGCATAATGCACGACATACGCAAACTCACAGCAAAAGAAATGTATCGCATGCAAGACATCATACATCATCATGCTGCCAGTGCAGAATTAGGAGCACACGATCCTTTGGATGAATCTGTGTGTTTTGAAAATTTAAGGATGGGTTTGATAGATCCCAACTTTGAAATCTTTGTGTGTGAACAGAATGGTGAAATAGTGGCCTATGCTGCCACTCAACTCAGCAGAAAAATCTACAACAAGACTGTGGTGGGCAACGTGGTGATGTTTTTTGTGCGACCAGATGTGAGAAGCAAGACACTGTCAGACCAGTTGTGGCAGACTTGCGAAGAAGAATTTTATGCAGCAGGTGCAACCATCATGCAGGCCATGTGTGTGGCACACACAGCTGAATTCAAACCCACTGTGAAATTTTTAGACAGAGCACAATTGTTCTATCGCAGCAAGGGTGCTGATTGTGTGGGTTACATTCACATGAAAGGATTGGCATAATGGGTGGCATTCTTGATAAAATATTAGATCCTATAAAAAAAGTTATAAAAAAAATCACAGGATTTGTGGGTGACTTTTTTGGTTTCAATATCAAACCCATGGGTGCTCCTGATGTGGGTGGTGCAGAACAAGAGCAAGGCATACTGCTCAGCAAGACTGGCACCATAGAAGGCATACCAGTGGTGTATGGTTATAGGCGAGTGGGTGGCACTTTGATATTTGTGGAGACCAGTGGCACCAACAACGCATTCTTGTATGCTTGTTATGTGATCTGCGAGGGTGAGATTGCAGGCATTAAGAAAATTCTTTTGGATGACAACACCTTAGAAGTACCTGCCAACGGTGCTGCCGTGTATCCTGTGGAAACGCAGTTTGAAGTGGGTGGCAGATATTCAGGCAGAATTAAAATACAATTTTTTATGGGCACTGAAGGTCAAACACAAAGCAGTCTGCTGAACGAGTTACCATCTTGGGCCAGCAAAAAACGCACCCTGCCTGGTGTGGCCTACGCTGCAATGAGATTTGAATGGAAACCCATCAATGATCAGGCAGACGCAGACAACAATCCTTATCAAGGTGGAGTGCCTAGAACACAGTTTGATGTGCATGGCAAAAAAGTTTTTGACGTGACCACACACACCACAGGCGCTCAACTCAGCGCAGTGTATGGCAGTCTTACCAAAACCTACACAGGTTTGGAAGGCACCAATCCTGCCAATTGTTTGCTGGATTATCTGATGAATCCTAGGTATGGTTGCGGCATCAGTAGAGATGAAATTGATGCAGACAGTTTTAAGACAGCAGCTACCAAACTGAATCAAACAGTGACCTATTTTGAAACTATCACAGGACCCATCATGACCTGCTGCGCTGCACTGGACAGCAGAAGCAAGTTGCTGGACAATGTTAAAATTCTTATAGGTGGCGCTAGAGCAATTTTACCCTATGTGCAGGGCAGATACAGACTAATAGTGGAGGATGGTGGGCACCCCACAGACATCACCAGCGCGGTGGTGACCACTGCATATGATGTGGATGTGAACGAAATTGTGGGCAGCATCACACTCACAGGCGAAACCAAAACCAGCAAGTACAATCAGGTGATTGTGAACTATGTGGACCCTAACAGAGATTTCACAGTGCAGCAGGTGTTTCACAATAATGCACAAGATTTAGCAATTGACGACGACGAGGATCTGTCTGGAGAATTTACATTTGGCACACTCACCAACGAATACATTGCCAAAAACATGGCCAGATACATCTATCTCAAAAGCAGAACACAGACTGGCATTGAATTCACTGCCACACAGGAATTGATCAATCTGGTGCCAGGTGACATCATAAGGATCACTGACACTGTGTTGAATTTAAATCTAAAAACATACAGAATAATCAACATGAAACTGAATGTGGATGGCAACATTGGTATTTCTGCCACAGAACATGTGGCCACCATATATCCTTATGTGAGAGGCGATCAGCAGGACAACCCAAATCCTACACCAGATCCTACACCAGTGCCCACGCCAATAGATCCACCACCTACACTACCACCAGACCCGCCACCACAAGTGTTTGAATACGCCACGCCAATATTACCCACAGGTGCTGCATTAATTTTTGATGCTGCTGATCCTGTGATTAGACATGATCCTGCCAACACCGGTACTTTTGCTGAAGGTTGGAGAGAAGGCAATCACATACTGTTTTTTCCAGTGGGCAGTGGCAGTTTACAAAGTGGCATACAGTTGATTGCTGCGCCAAAAAATGGTTTGATCACTCATGTGAGATTTAGAGCATTTGACAACAACCGAAATGAAGTAAAAATCAATTGGTTAACAAATTTATCCTATCCACAAGGTTTTACATTTGGGTCCACTGACTCACAAGGCAGACGAAAGCAAGCTGAACTGCCTGGTTTTACCATGAACAAAAATCTTTTTTACGAAGTGCGTGGTGTGGAATACATACAGGGTAAGGAAAAATTGTACAATTTAATGCTGCCATTAATATTAGTACCTTTTGGATACTGGGCGCCGGGACTGCCATCTGGACCTAGGATCGTTTTGCACCGCATGGAGTTACAGTATCAATCAGCAGCGCTGGTAGTGGGCAGATCTTATCCTCTGTTTGATTTGGAAACTTTTGTAAACTATCTTGCAAGAACCTACGGAGCAAACACTGCAGGCGCAACCAATCTAGGAGCATAGATGCCAGGCACAGGATATTTTGACATCAGCAACAGTGTGTATGTGACCAAGGGCACTCAAACATGGAGCAGTTATGCCACGTGGACTGCATTCACAGAATGGTCTGGCACACCCAGCAGCACACTGCAGTTCACCACACAGGTGTATGATTTAGGTTATGTGGATTTTGTAAACACTTTGTTGAGCATCAGTGCCAGTTTGCCTGCCAGCACCAACATATCATACGGCACCACTGTGGACAGCGCAGGAGCGATTGTGAGTGCTACCACATACGCAGTGACACCTGGTCAGACTCCAGTGGATGCATTGTATGGTAGATATTTTCAATTTGAAAT